CAAAGGAGAAAAATAAAATGTGGGCTTTAGTAAACGACTCAAATAATGTAACCAATGTTTATGGGGCTTTTCCTTCGAAAATAACTATAAATAATAGACATTATGATAAGGCAGAATTAAATGCGATGTCTGATTCTAATAAATTAACTTTAAAAATATATCCTGTTACAATAGCAGCACAACTAGATAATAACTATTATGTTTCTAATGACCCAACTTATGCTGTTGATGGGAACAAAGTAGTTGAAACAATAACTAAATCTGCGGATAGAAAACTAGCTGACGAAGATGCTAAAGATGAGTCTAACAATCAAATGTTTGAGTTGGACGGTACTACAAAAAAAATTAATTATGGCTTAAAAACTAAAGCAAAAGAGCAAGCTACTGTGGAAGCAAATAGTTACTTGTCTGGTTTTTCATGGTTAATAGAACGCAAAGTTACAGCAGAGACAGCAATTCCTTCAGCAGTAATAACATATATGGCAGCAATTCGCACCGATCATGCAAGCATAGCAGCAGCTTTAGATGGAGCAGCAGACATGGCTGCTTTTATCGCTCTTCATACAACAACATATAATGCTGATAATACTGTTAATGTAATAGCTAAAGTTCAATCGTGGACAACAGATGCTAATGTAAAATCTTATAGGAGATAACTTATGGCTCTATGGTATATAAGGCTATTTGACAAAATATTTGGAGCACGTTGTAAATGTGGGCCTGTGGTGACTCCTAAACGTAAAAAAGGTCGCCCTAAAAAAACTAATGTAGGGAGTTAACTATGCCTTTAGCGCGAATAGTATTTAAACCAGGCGTTAACCGTGAGACCACTTCTTATGGAGCCGAAAACGGATGGTACGATTCTGATCTTATTCGCTTTCGTAAAGGTCGCCCAGAGAAGATGGGTGGTTGGGCACGATTAAGTAGTACGGCTTTTCAAGGCACAGGTCGTTCTTTGCATGTATGGGCAGCATTAGATAATTCTCAATTTATGGGTTTAGGAACTGAGTTTAAGTTTTATATTGAGCAAGGAGGAGGCTATAATGATATTACTCCTATTCGTAAAACAGTTGCTTTAAGTAATAATCCTTTTTTAAGCACAGCAGGAAACGGAATAATTACCGTTACTGATATAGCGCATGGCGCAGTTGTTAATGATTTTGTAACGTATAGTGGCGCTACAGGGTTTGATAGTCTTACCACAGGTGACTTAAATAAAGAACAACAAATTACACAGGTTATAGACGCTAATTCTTATAAAATAAATACCGGCGGCACAGCAAACAGTGGTTCTGTAGCTGGTGGTGGCGCTTCTATTTCTGCGGAATACCAAATAAATACCGGATTAAACACGGTAGTATCAGGAACAGGTTTTGGAGCTGGGTTTTGGGGAGGAATAACTTCTAGTTATTCTGCTACTACCTTATCTTCTGGTATTTCTAACTCTGTTACAAGCATTCCTTTAGTAAACGCTTCCTATTTCAATACAGCCTCTACAACATTAAGTGCGGCTATAACAACGTTTAGTTCCTCCGTTCCCGTAAGCAATGGAGCTGTTTTACCTACGACAGGCACTATTAAAATTAATAACGAGTACATTCGTTACGGAACTAAAAGCGTTAATACGTTGGGAGATTTAACTAGAAACTCTGATGGCTCTACTGTTGCGGGACACGCAAGCGGAGATACCGTTACTTTTGTAGGGTTAATTAATATAGAAGACGAATTAATTCTTTATACAGGAAAGACAGGAAATAATTTAGATGCTGGAGTTGTACGTGGAGTTAGAAGTACAGCGGCGGTTTCTCATACAGGTGGCCAAGTAGTTCGTGAAGCAAATGATTTTATAGGATGGGGAGATCCTGCATCAACAACAGCTTCTACAGGACAAAACATTAGATTGTGGTCACAAGATAATTGGGGGGAAGACTTAGCTTTTAGTGTATACGATGGCACGCCTTACTATTGGAATAAGACATTAGGCTTAACAGCAAGAGCTATTTCATTAGAGTCTCAAACAGGCGCTTCTAATTGTCCTACTATAACCAGACGTATAATGGTGTCAGGATCTGATAGACATCTTATAGCTTTTGCTTGTAACTCTCAGGGAGAAACTCTTCAAGATTTATTACAAGTACGATGGTCTTCACAAGAAGCACCTTTTGATTGGACTCCTACAGCTACAAACACTTCTGGGGCTCAACGTATATCTTCCGGTTCTGAAATAATATCTGCGCAAAAAACTAGACAAGAAATATTAATTTGGACCGATGCAAATTTACATGCTATGCGATTTGTAGGGCCACCACTAACATTTGGTTTTACATTACTAGCAAGTAATGTTTCTATTGTAGGTCCAAATGCTGTTACAACTGTAGGTGACAGGGTGTTTTGGATGGATAGAGAAAACTTCTACGCTTATACAGGGCGACTAGAAATTATTCCTTGCACAGTATTACGTTATGTTTTTGACGATATTAACCTTAGCCAAAGCTTTAAATTCTTTGCAGCTTCTAACCGGATGTTTGACGAAGTCTTTTGGTTTTACGTGTCTTCTGGGTCAACAGAAATAGATCGTTATGCTAAATACAATTATACAGAAGGTACTTGGGATATAGGGTCAATGGTTCGTACGGCTTGGGTAGACTACAGTATTCATGATAATCCAAGAGCGGCAGGCACAGCAAATGGCAATGAATATATTTATATACAAGAAACAGGAACGGACGCTGACGGAGAAGCTATGGGTTCTTACATTCAATCCGCCGATTTTGATTTAGGTGATGGCAATGAGTTTATGTTTATTAATAGACTTATTCCAGATGTAGATTTAGCAGGAACGAATGCCTCTATTGATTATGTAGTAAAGACACGAAACTTTCCAGGAAGCGATTTAAGTACAAACTCTACTAATGTTGTAACATCTAGTACCGATCAGAACTTTTTAAGAGCACGTTCTCGTCAAGCCGTTATTCGTATACAAAGCACGACAACCGATGTAGCATGGACATTAGGTGACTTACGATTAGACATACGACCAGATGGGAGACGTTAATGCCTTTTAAATCAAAGAAACAAGAAGATTATTTAAGAATTAACAAGCCAAAGATTTATAAAAAATGGAAAAATGATTACGGAGACGGCGGTGTTAATATTAATATTCCAGGAGGTAACGTTAATATGACAGAAAAAGACGTTACGGCAACAGTGCAAGACGGTACTACATGGGCACAAATAAATAAATCGTATGAACGAAAAGGTGACGCTTCTTTTTTAATAGAACAAGAACTAGATGTTAGTGAGGATGGACGCGTTTCTATCCAAGCTTGGGATAGAGAGGGAAGAGGCGGAGCCGGAGCAGAAATAACTTTTCAAAACGAAAATATTAGTTTAAATGCCGGAAGAGCTGATAAAGAAAATTTTGTTTCCGTAAAAGGCCGCATACCCTTTGAAGATGGCGGCATGGCTGATGGAAACTGCCCAGTAGATGGCGAGGCTATTAGAGGAAAAACAAAAATTAGAATGAAAGGCAAGTAATGGCACGTTTGTTAACCAGCAGTTTTGCAGATGCACCAGAGCCTTACGACTCTATTGCTTGGCAAAGAATACTAAGAGATATTGAAATGGCGTTGACTTCTAAAGAAATGCCAGAAATAATTGAAGGACAAGATGACTCGCGTTCAATAACTTGGTTTATGGAATAAAATGGCAAATGCGTTTAAAAATATCGTTACAATACCGTCTGGCACGTCAGATACCATAATATATACATGCCCAACTGCAACTCAAGCTATTGTAAAAGTTATAAATGTGTATAATAGTCATAGTGGAAGTGTTACTGTTTTAAGAAAGATAAGAGATTCTTCCGAGTCGACAACAGTTATTATTGATTCAAATGCTTTAGCTGCTTCGGCAAACTCGTCCCTCACAGGTCCTTTTGTGTTAGAGGAAAGTGATACGCTTCTTGTAAACTGTACGACCGGAAACGTTATAAATGTTTTCGCAAGTGTTTTGGAGGTATCATAAATGCAGACACAAACGCAAACGCCTACACCTAAATATCAAGGAGATCCTTCTGTACAGGCCCTTGCTAATGGTTTAGGAACTTTAGGACGCTATGGCGATGAATATATGGTTCATGCCGCTCACGGAGAAACCGTAATTCCAGCCGAGATATTCGAGTCAAACCCCGAATTAAAACAACAATTATTCCAACAAATGCGTTTAATGGGTATTAAAGATCCTAATCGTTATGTTGTAGGAAATTCTTTAAACTCTATTAACCCTTTAACAGGGCAACCAGAGTTTTTCTTTAAAAAAATATTTAGAGCTATCCGTAGAGTTGTAAAAAAGATAGCTCCTATTGTTGTTCCAATAATAGGAAACATGATAGCCCCCGGTATTGGTGGCCCAATAGCTTCCGCTTTATATTCTAAAGCAACAGGAGGATCATGGGGCGACGCTTTAAAAAGTGCCGCGTTATCGTACGGAGCTTCTGCATTAGGCAGTGGCGTAAAAGGTATTATGAATACAGGGACTGCCTCAGGGTTCTTTAGTGGTTTAAAATCAGGAGCTTTAGCACCATTTAATGCCGCAAGTAATTTATTTACTAGCGGAGCAAACAATCCGTTAGCGCAAGGTATATTTGGTCCAAGAGGTATGGGTTTAGCTTTTGATAGTGCTCAGTCAACATTAGGAAATTCTTTTTCTGCTCCGGGATCTAACTTTTTGCAAAGAGCTTTCGATACAGTAACACCTGCCTATCAAAGCTTTAGCGGTGGACAAACTTTTCAAGGTATGGGTAACAAGCCTGTAACAGCTGCACAGTCGCAAGCAGCGCAAACTTCAGGCTATAATGCTGACGGAACAATGATAGCCGGAAGTGGCGGCGGTCAGCCCTCATTTGGACAGGAAGGTTATGTATCAGGAGCAAAACCTGTAGTGACGACCCCGACAGTTACGGACGTAAATCAAGTTAATAATGTTAACTCCAGAGGAACAGGTCCTGTAAATAATGTAGTGACAGATGGTGGTCAACAACCTTTAGGCAACGGTATAACAGCTGATGCACAAGTAGTTAATAATGGCGGTTTTAGCCCAACCCAAGGAAATAGTTATAATGCAGGTGCAGTAAATAATGCTGCAGTAAGTAATGCAGTAAATGCAGGTACTAGTGCTGCCGCAACAGGTACTTCTAAACTAGGAACAGCTCTCGATTGGATTAAGAGAAATCCATATTTAACAGCAGCAGCTGGTGCAGCAGGATTGTATTACTTGTCTGAAACAGAAGAAGATCCAATGCCAGACAGAGAAGAGTTTGAAAGAATGAGTGATCCTGAAAGAGCGGCTTACAATGACTTTGGTCTATTAAGCGCTGAAGAGAAAAAAGGACAACGTGGTTATGAGTTACTACAAGCAGCTGGTATTCGTCCAAGGTATAGCCCTGATAAGTTAGCAGAAATTACAGGTACTACCGTTGATCAAGCTAAAAATTTCCAAATGGGTACTTTTAGCCAATTAGGTCAAAGCATGAATGCGGCTCAAGGCGGCGTAGCTAATTTTGCACTTGGTGGTGGCGGTCGAATGGAACCAAACGGAATAGGAAGCTTATCTAGTCTGTCTTCTAGAGGAGACGGTTTTTTTGGTAAATTATTTACTAATCCTGAGTTATTTAGAAGTGTTTTACGGAACAACAATGAAACACAAGAAAAAGCTCCTGTAATAGAAGCAGAAGGAGAAGTTATTAGCACAGGGCCGATACAACCAATGGCACAACCAATGGCAGAAATGGGAACATTAACAACCGGAAGAAATGATTTAAATTCAGCTAATCAAGCAACTCTGCAACAAAGTGGGGAAGGCGCACCTTTTGTTTTCCAAAATACAGCTTATATAGCTAGTTCATCAGGTCCAGTATTACAAGGAGCCGACAGAACGCAACAGCCAGTAACAACACTTCCTATGGGAGGGCCAGGTGGCGGGCCGACAGGTGGCGGAAACCCAATGTTTACGGCAATGATGGAACAAGCTAAAAACGCTATGGATAATAGACAAGCGGCAAATCAACCTGTAATCGCTCCTCTTTATCAACAAAGTAACGAACCTCTTCTTATTAAACGTGCGCGTCCTAATAATATAGACGCAGGTTTACGGATTGTAAAACAATTAGCTCCAGGTAATAATAACAGTAGCGGGCCGATGGGAAAAATTCCATTTAACCAATTAGCTCCAGCTAATAATGGTTTATCTTCTTTTTATAAAAAAGCAAATCCAGGTATGATGGGTGGCGGAGAAGTAGAG